GAAGCTTAGAGGGATGTCTTTCTATCGTATAGCAGACATTTTAGGTCTGCATCCATCATCCACAAAGACCTACTGGCGCAGAGCCATGGGCAAGAAGCCAAGCATCTAAATCAGACCCATGTAGACTATTTAGCATATAAGTAGAAATAGGGAGTTTTAATGGCCCAGAAGATTCAATATAAGAATTCAAACCCAACCCAACTGGCTCAACGCCAGAAAAACCTAAAGCCTTTATGGCAAAAGGGAGTTCGACCAAATGGCGCTGGTAAGCGGACTATCGATGAGTTGATTGACCGTGATGAGGTTCGCAGATTAGCCGCATTTGGGGCAACCCAGATCGAGATTGCCAATTTTTATGGTGTATCGAGAGAATCGATACGAAAGTATTTCACAGAAGAGATTGAACAAGGCCATCAAGATATGAAGTTTTCTTTACGGAGAAAACAGCTTGATGCGGCCATGAATGGATCAAACACGATGTTGGTTTGGCTGGGGAAGCAGATATTAGGCCAAGTGGACAAACAGGAAGTTGATCACAATCATGCAATGACTGATCTGTTAAAGGAAGTCGGGTACATTGATGACCCGATGTTAATTGAGGGGGAAGAGGTAAAGTTAATTGAAGAAGATACTGAACAAGGAGAAACTCTGGGAGAAGTTGGGATACAAACCAACGGAGAACCAGCGGAAGTTTCACGATAGTACCAAAAGGTGGCGTGTTTTAAATATGGGCCGCCGTTCTGGAAAAAGTTTCTGTGCAGCATATGAGGTCATGCCTTATTTGCTTACACCCAATACACGCGGATGGGTGGTTTCCAAGACATATGACTTGGCAGATAAGATTACCCGAATCGTCAAAGAGGAATTATTCATCAAGATGAAGGTTCCTATGGCGGCGAAGAAGCAGATTGGCGGTCAACTGTTTTATGTTAAGGTAGCGGGACTTAATTCTGAACTCTGGGTTAAGTCAGCGGAAAATACCGATCAATTAATAGGGGAAGGTTGACCGAAAGGTCAATCTTATTAAAATGGCTTAGATTACATGATTATAGATGAAGCATCCAAGATCCCGCAGAGGACTTGGGAGCAGTACCTTCGACCAACGCTGGCAGATCGTAAGGGATGGGCGGCATTTGTGAGTACCCCCGAAGGGTTTGGTAACCATTTTCACGATTTATACCAAAGAGGTCAAGATACTTCGTATAAGGAGTGGGAATCTTGGCAGTTTCCATCTTGGGAGTCGCCTTATTTTAAAGATGATATTGAAGAACTTAAAAAAACGCTTACGAAAGAAACTTTTGAGCAAGAATTCGGTGGATCGTTTGTCTCGTATGCCGGAAAAGTCTACGGTGACTTCTCCAGAGAAAGTAATGTACGGTCAGACCTCAAATACAACCCAGAGTTACCATTGTGGGCAAGTGTGGACTTCGGTTATCGCCAGCCAAGCGTGGGATATTACCAGATCGACACCGTCAACGGACAAGAAGTCATATATCTCATTGACGAAATCAGTCACGAAACAGAAGTGACAACGACTGATCTTATTAAGATGATGAAGGCAAAGCCGTATGGTGTTAGGGGTGTTGATCGTTTTGTGGGAGATCCGGCTGGTGGACAAAGACAATCACAGAGTGGGGAAACGGATATTCAGCAATTTGCTAAAGCCGGGATGCGTATCAATTTTAAAAAGGATAAACATTCCAGAAGTATCGTCAATGGCGTGAACCATGTTAGAAACTTTATTAAATCCGCAGATGGAACGGTCAGATTCTTCGTTTCAGACAAGTGTACTGGCCATATACAAGATTTTGAGAACTATCGTTACCCCGAAAGGAAAGATCAGAGAATATTGAAGGAAGAACCGCTAAAAGATGGCTTTTACGAGCATGGGAACGATGAAATGCGCTATTTCTTTATCAATTACTTTCCAATTAAGCGTAAGAAAGCATTTTTATTCGACTTTTAGAGGAAACCTATGTTAATACCAGACCAATCACTTGAAATTGTACAAAGCACCGCAATGGATGCGATTTTGCAATCCGAACTGGATGCAAATAGAGAACGGGAGAAGGCACTCGATTACTGGGAGCATACTTCCACAGACCAATACATAAAAGAATACTTCCGGGGGGATTCATTGTCCCAAGTTCCCATATTTACCAGCGGATTAACCCGTAGGGTTGTATCGGCGGCCTGTCAAGTATACCGCAAGATGCCAAATTATGATGCGGATCCAAAATATACAGATATGAGCGGGGATCTATGGCGAAAGATGCGCCTTTTAGAACAGATGGTATTTTTACTGGGGACGGTAGGACTGATTACATCTTATAATGATGATAAGAAGAAACTTGAGCATAATTTATTGCTTTTTTACGAACCGTTATTTCTTCCCGGAAGTGATAAGCCGTTTGGGGTTGTATATCAGACCGAAACCCAAGGATCCAGCCGTGCAGATGCGAAAAACCATCGTTATGTGGTTTGGACAGAAGGATCTGGCGGGAAGCCTGGACTTCATTTTTCTTTTGACCGTGATGGGAGCATATATGCGCCAAATAACAATCCCAAAATGCAGAATCCCTACGGTGACATGATCCCGGTGAGTTGGGCGCATCGTTATCAGCCATTACGGGATTGGGGTGGTGGTACTGGCGCTATGGATATAGTCAATGCCAATCAACAATTAGATTTAGCCTTAACTGAACTGAGTTTAGCACTTCGGTTTGGTGCAATTGGGATTAGATATGTTACGGGGGTTGATTCAGATGAACTTATTTCTGTTGGGCCGGATAAAATACTTGTATTGCCAGAGTCTGCTACTATGGGGAGTCTGGGGCCGAATGTTTCATTGACAGAATTGATCGAAGCATCCAAATGGATGGTAACCCAAGCAATGCATAACAATAATATTCGTTTAAGATGGAATGATGAAAAAGGAAACTCACCATCTGGGGAAAGTTTACGGGTTCAAGAGATCTCAACCCAAGAAGACAAGGAAGCCGCCAAGGAAATGGTATGGCGGCCGTTTGAGCATGATAGGTATGAAGTAGATCGCCGTGTTTTAGAAGTTAAAGCGGGGATTTCTCTTTCTGAGGGTATGTCAGTTGATTTTATTGAGCCGGATATTTATATGAGTCCAACTGAACGCCGCGAGGATTGGCTGTTTAAATGGGATAACGGTCTGGCCACCAAGAAAGATTGGTTTAAAGAAACCTATGGTAACGATTATCCAGATGAGAAGATTGAAGCTAAAATGGCTGAAGCCGCCAATGATGCCGCTGGGCCAGTAGCTGAAGAAGAAAATCCTCTATTGGCACAACTCGCGGCTCCAGTAGGTGAATAAAGTTGAAGACATTGTCCTAAATGCATCGCAGAACTACGCAAATGCAATTGGGATCTCAATTGATCAGTTAATTGACCATGTTTTAGATCTATTTAAAAAAGGATATGGGAAAGAAGAAGTTATTGAGATATTGTCTCAAGTAAATCTGGAGCAAGTGATGTTTAAGGGTGCTATGGTGGGTGCGGCTGTGGAAGAATTGATGGGAGCATACCCTAAAGTGCTTGGGAGTATGGAAATGACGGGAAAAATGAACCCCAAATTCCTATCGGCGCTTGAAAGAACAGAAAGAGCCAGCTTTATTGCATATAGCCGTGGAATTGTACAAGAAACCCGCCGCAGACTGATGGGTCATGTATTGAGGGGGTCTTCAAGGAAACAAATGGCGTATGAATTATATCAATCGGGTGTTTACTCCCAAAGAGAGATTGTTGCCCACATAAACACCTCTTTGTCCAACTATTCCCGGTCGGTAACCCTTAAAATGAGTGAATCTGACCCTTCTGACAAGAAATATCACTATCTGGGGCCATTAGATGAGAGAACAAGGCCCATATGCCTTGAAATGTTGGCCGCCGGAAATGTGGAACTGGGTGATATTGATAATTTATTCCCCGGATCGATGTCTGATGGCGGGGGGTTCAATTGTCGGCATCGCTGGACATCAGTAACTGAGTTTTCTAAACACCAAGCGAAAACAGATAAGGCAAATAATAGGGTAGGCGAGTTAAAACGGCATAAGAAATGGCCGAACAGGGTTGAAACCTTACAAACTTATTACGAAAGAAGGGAAAATAGTGGCATTTGAAAATTTTAGACCATTTACGATCAAAATAGCCGGGATTACTGTAGATCCAAGCCGTTTAAGTGAGTTCCCAGCCAATTTTATGCGGGATTTGGGTGACAAGGTAGCCGATTTGGTGCGTGGCCACATTAGAAAAGGCGGGAATGATGTATTTAATAAGCCATTCGCAAAGTACACCCCGGCATATGCCAAAAGGAAAGCGGCCGGAACAGTCAATACGAATGGTAGAGGGCCGCAACACTATAAGTCAAATAAACCGAATCTTTCACTCACAGGGACACTCCTTAACAGCTTACAAGTGACAAAAGCTAACGAACTTGGGGTAGAAATAGAATTCACGATTGACTCCCATTTGGTTAAAGCAAATGCGAACCCAAAACGCAAAAATCCCCGTGTTATTACACTTCCAAGTCATCCATTGCCCCTATCTATACACAAGTATGTTTGGGATACCATTAACAATGAGATTGCTAAAAATCTGGCTATGGCTATACGCACGGGTTCAAAAACGGTCGGATCAGTAGCCAAACATGGGAAAGTGGATGTTAAACTGAGTACTTCTAAATAATATAAAGTTTAAAGCAGAAAAACATTAAAAATTTAGGAACTGGTAAGAACCGGTGTTAAAAAATTTAGGAACTGGTAAACGATTAAAGGGATAAATAATGTCTGAAGAAATCAAGGGACTCACCGAGTCTGGGCAAACGCCCAAAAGTGCTGGTGACAGCGCTGGCCAAACGGCCAAAGGATCAACCGATAACTCGTCCGATAGCGGAAATTTGATCTACGAAAATAAAAAAATTCGTTCAAGGGCGCAGAGAGCGGAAGAAGAGCGAGATGTGTTAAAAGCGCAACTTGACAAACAAAAAGAACAGCAGTTGGCTGACCAAGAAAACTATAAACAACTGGCAAACGACCGGGGCGATAAGATAAAGGCGCTGGAAGAAACAGTTGGTAAAGAATCTGAAGTTATCGGCCAAGTGATGGATGACCTTCGTTCACAGCTATCTGAAGAAGATAGAGAGTTAGTAGAGGGATTCGATTATAAAAAATTGAAGTCCTTTGTTACTCGCTATGGTAAAAATAATCAGAAAACAGTAGGGACAGATGACAGTAAACCGGGTTCAATGGTCAAGTTTGAAAAGGATATTTGGGATATGCCGGAAAATGAACGGAAGGCCAACTGGAATACCTATCTTCAGTCCTTAGTGAACAGGAAGTATTAATCTTCCAGTTAGGATAAATTAACAAATGGCAAATGTAACGCCAACAACCGC